TTGATACCATCTATAGCAAGCCTTATACCGTCAGCGACTAAGGATGCAAGAGCACCTTTCATCACTGAGAAGCCATCAGAAGCCTTCTGTGCGGCATCGTCCATCTCATCGAGGGCATCGTTGAAGCCATCACCGTACTTCTCAGCCTTTTCAAGCTCCTTGCCGTATTGTGTGAGTTCTTTCTCCGAAGATGCAAGAGCCGCCTCGTACTTGTTCAAGGATATCTGTGCTCTCTCTGCTTCTGCGGAGTTCTCACCGTACTCCTTTTTGATTTTCTCAAGCTCTTTCCTCGCAAGCTCGACCTGTTTCTTCTGAGAGTCGATGACCTTGTTGAGCTGCTTGATCTTGGCTTCGAGTCCGTCAGCACTGTGCGACCAGTCATCCATTCCTGCGGTCGCTTTCTTAAATTCGGAGTTTGCAAGCCTTACCTCTCGGGCAGCAGCTTGCATCTGTGATCTTAAATTGGATATATCCGCCTTAAAAGTAGCGGTAGAATTAAGATTTGCCATTTGATCACCTTTTTAGAACCAGTTTGTCGCCGGTCTCATGATTACTCGGTCCGGATCCGAGAGCTTCTTCTCTCTGATCTGCGACCGTCTTATATCTGCGTACAAGTCGATAATATCGACATATCTTTCTTGATCAATCTGCATCGGAGTCGTAGCTCCGTATTCTTTGCTTATCTGATGACTGATTTCAAATAACAATTCATAGAAGGGTGTGTCATCATCACCCTCTATGCGTTTTTTTCTCGTGGAATATCCATCATCTTGTTGAATGACTGCTTGAGGATGCTTACCACTATCGGCATAAGCTCGCTCATCTTGACATTATCCCAGTCGGCATCCGTCATATCGGGGAAACACTTACCAAGGATGCCTGTGAGCTGTTCCCACGCTCCATAGACCGCTTCCATCAGGTCGAGGTTTGTTTCGATCTGGTCAACCTTCAAGAGCTTCATTATCGACCTTATAGCACCGAAGCGAAGCTCTACAAACTGCGCTGTGCAAGTCTTGATGATGTTATCGTCTGTGTCGTATACATTAAGCGTTAAATTATCCATAATATTCTCCCTTTCTCATACTCACTCTCCCTGGGTAAGCTCCGAAGCCCGTTAAACAGACCCCGGAGCTCGTGGGAGAATATGGGTATGGATGTATGTCAAAAGTCCTTACGGACTAATTGACCGTTATCGAGCAAGTAGCGGTGAGGCTTGAATCTGCTACGGATGTAGCTGTGATCGTTGCTGTACCGCTTGCCACTGCTGTGACTGTTCCTGTCTCGTCAACCGTAGCAACTGCGCTATCGGATGATGTCCAGGTCACTGCCTTGTTTGTAGCGTTCGCCGGAGCGATTGCTGTAGCAAGGCTTGCCGACTCGCCCTCGTCAAGAGTAGCACTCGAAGGAGCGACTGCGATGCTTGTCGGAGCGACTACTGCCTGCGGTGAGATGGTATCAGGAGTCTGAACGGTGTCAAAGAACTCCGATACATCGATAAGACCGAGGCCACTGTTGACGGTTACACCCTTGCAGCTCTCGTTCGTCTTGGTGAACTTGTGGATAGTGCTGATGCCGGTGAAGATGATCTCCTGACCGTTTGCATCTGTGCTGTCATTCTCTGTGATAGAGGTCTGATCGGGTACGTTGAATGAACCCTTAAGCCTCCATACACAGTACACATCGCCGTTTGTATCCTTGGTCTTGTAACCGATAGCGAAATACTTCGGAGTCCTTACCTGCTCCACATACATACCTGTGGTTGCATCGTAGAACTGACCTGTTATCTTAGCAAGTACATCGTTCGGGATAGCCGAAGCGGTGATTGTGATTGTATCCGAGCCGGTATTTGATACGATAACGGCCGGAGTGTTGTCGTAGTAGTGTGCCTCATTAGAGCTGTCGGTTGCCTTGACGATCTGCGCTACACCTGCGATGTCAAAAGGCTCGCCCCATGAGATGCCGTTCTTGTCATCGGTGAGAAGCTCTGCTGCAACAAGACCCTCTACACCTCTGTACTCATATATTTTGGGCATATCTGTTTACCTCCTGTTTTTATTCAATCTCAAGAAAGATCGCTTCAATCGCTCTTCCGGTGTGTGTCGGTTCATCTGATGTTGTATCATATCCTTTGCCCGGGACCGTCCACCCTGCCTCTTTGAGGTCCTTGCGGATATCCTCAATCAGTGAATAGATCTGTGCCGGGTCTGCGGAGTAGACACATATCTGATAATCCCACGTTACACCATAGTTATCATTGTCGTAGTGACTATGATCTGTGCTGTTGGAGTTCCAGAAGGTTATGAAGGTCTCAGGATATATCTCATCGTCGGACATTGATCCCTGCTTGTAGACAGGCACCTTGTACGACTCCAATATCTCTAAAAGGTTATCTATAACCATCTTGTCATCCTCCTAACTTATCAAGCTCCTTTTGAAGCTCTTTCTTGATTTCATCATTGATTTTGTTTGCATATTTCTTTGTTTGAAATATCTTCGCAAGCGCTTGGTCGGGTTGCATCTTCGGTGTGCCGGTGATTAACCATCCACCTGCTCCGGGTTTCGACTTATCAAAGCCGACTCCGATCTCTCCATAACTTCCCGACCACTTGACCTTTGCATCTTTGATAACGCTCTCCTTGGTCTTTCCTCGGGAGTACTTGCCCTTTTCCGGAAGGTTAGCCGGTTCGATAGCCTTAAGGACATCCTCTTCGACTTTCGCCGCTCCCTCTTCCATCGCTTCTCCCAAGACTTTCTTGAGGTCTGCTCCGAGCTTGTCGAGCTTGTCGGCATAGTCAGCGAAAGCATACATATCGATTGATATCCAGTTCTTTCGCTTTGCCATCAGCTCTTGCCTCCTATCTTTCTGATGCGAAACTGCATCCATTGATGTCTCATCTCGATGTTCTCGGGTTCGGTCTCTATCGAGTACCGCTCTCCGGTCTCGAGGATCTCAACTTCACAGTCTGTCTTGATCAGTGGATTGTACCAGGTGTCGATTACCGTGCTCACATATGGAGTGTAGACATCATCGGAGTCGTTCTTATCACTTGTATAAGTCCGCATACTCGCCATGAAGGTCGGGCCTTCGGTGAAGGTCTTCTTCTTGACCCCTAACTCCATGCTTGAGCTTGGTATCCACAGCTTGAAAGCTATATCAAAAGGCATTTTAGGTTTATAATGTCTTGCCATAAGCTCACCCCCGAAGGGCAAGCTGTGAAGCTCTCTGCATGAAGTAGCTTGAGAGCTTCCCTTCGCCTGCGCCGTAATTCCATAAGTCGGAGACTCCACGAGCCACCACTCCGGCGGTGATCTTTGACTGTGGCACTCCTGCGCCTTTCAGGAAGTCAATCACCTCATCGATATACACCGTGAGCGTTGAGTCCTGATAGTCACCTACTATGCCGAGTGCGCTTTTAACATCTTCAAGCATTGGCTCGCACCTCCCTTGCCTACAGACCTACCTTTGTGATGGTAACTGTGCCGGATGAGAGCACTGCCTTGTAAAGTGTGTTACCGTCTGCATCAACATCGCCTGTCGAGCTTGCGATCTTCTCGTAGTCGTAGTCAGGCACGAAGTAAACGGTTGCTGCGCTTACCGAATCCGCAAAAGTAAGAGTCTTAACAGGCTCAGTTGCGAGAAGCGGAGCGGATCCGCTCGTTACAGTGAAGTTGCCGATGCCGTTAGCGTTAAGCTTGGCAAGGCTTGAGTTGTCAGAGTCCATCTTGAGGATGACTCCGTAAAGTGTGATTAAGTCCGTAGCCATTACCGGCACGATTCTATCTGCGTTTATCATCTTTTCTTACCTCCTAATTTATTAAGGTGTCGGTGTCACGGCTGCCCATTCGCCATCGACAACCGTGAGGACCTTACCATTATCGGCAGCAGTTACCTCGGGAAGTCCCGAGCCTGCACTTGCTACCGTAGCTATAAGAGCTATACCCTCGGCATTTGTGGTCGCTGTGAAGTTATCCGCATCGCCGCCGAGAGCCACATATACCTCTTTGAGTGCCGCAAGATTTAACATATCAGCACCTCCTTATTAGCCCTTGATGATCTTGACATATCCTGTCGGGTTGATAACCTTACCGTCTACAACTACGAGAGCCTTGTCAACCCATTCGTTAGTCTCCTCATCGAAGTACCTTCTCATTGTGAAGCCGAAGTTTTCGTTAATTGCATATTCCTCAGGCTGCCAGAAGATGCCGACAACATCACCTGCGTTTGCTGTGTCAAAGTCTGCGATGATGTCCTCTTCAACAAGAGAGATCGCACGACCGAAGAATCTGCCGTTCGGAGCTGCTGCATCGCCATCGTTGACCTCGAGGCCTGTTGCCTGTCTGAAGATCGGATTGTTGTTGCTGTCAGCCATTGTCTCAAGATAAGATTCAACAGTTGAAAGAGGGAAGATAAACTCTCCTGCACGATATCCGAGCGGAAGTGTAGCAAAGAACCTCTTTCTCCACTGTGTCCAGTCGCTCATCTGTGCGGCTGTCATAGTTACGGTATTTGTAACTCTTGTATCGTTGAGGATACCGAGCATCTGGCCGTTACCCGAGCCGTTGACGATGCCATAGTCCATAGCCTGCAAGTATGCTACAGCGATAACCTCTGCAAGTCTTGCCTCGAAGCTTGAGAGTGTGAGGATCTGCGAGAGGAAGCTCTGAGCGATCCTGATCTCGGCGGTGTGATAGCCGAAAGATACCTTGCCGAGCTTGCCAACATCCTGACGAGGAGATACAGTAGCCTCAGATATCCACTTGAATGTTGCCTGGAGTGCGCCGACCGGGAACTCGATACCACCCTTTACAGCGATCTTTCTAACCTTCGCATAAAGGTTGCCGT